TGCTTGCGGCCTCGGGCACCCCACCGGAAAAGTTTGGCTTGTTTATGTTTGCGTAGTTACGTAGCCATTTATCTCCGCTGCTCGCCCCGGTTTTGCCTGCTACGGTGGTCCTTGGTAGTGGCGCGGTGGCGCCCTTTGCAGCGCCCTCAAGTATGCGGCCCGCGGGGATCCCAGCAACTACCCCAACGGCCCCACCAAGTAAAGGACTAGATGGGCTGACGCCGGTGTATTCTTCAAATTTACTGACGCCGTCTTTTGCCTGCTCGGCCTCTTGCTCAGCACGCAGCCGGAACTCAAACTCTTCGCGCTCTTGATCTGTCATTTTAGCCCCTGGCTCTTTTTGAATTCTTGGTAACGCCTTTCTTTTTCGGGATCGTCGTATGCTTTAGTTTTTGTCGCCGACTCTTTTTCTGGGCCCTTCATCTTTCCAACCTGGGACCTGTCGAGTTTAACTTCCTCGGACATAATTGCTCTTAGCCTGTCTTCATACGATTTTACAATTGACTTGTACCTCGGGTTGTTCTTAAACGCGTTAAAGTTTGTTACGTAGCTACTTCCGTCGCCATAAATTTCGTTTAATTTTCTAAGGGTTTCCTGTCGAGCTTGCATTACCCTAGCCTTCTTGACTACCAGCTCGGCCGGGTCCTCTATTGAAATAGATCCTTCTCTAATAATTACTCGCTCGCTGTCAGACACCTGCCCCTGACCTTGTAACAATTGAGCGGTATCCAGCTCCATCTGAGCTAAGTAGCCAGCTATTTCGCGGCGTTTTGCTAGGTTCATAGTAGTTGGCAACGTTTGGAAAATTGCCTCACTTAAGCCTTTAACAGCGACGGCCCCGCTGGGGGTCGAAATACCCTGACTTATGACGTTTGCAATCGCGCTCTTTACGTTTGGTTGAGTTAATACCCCAACGACTGTTGGGTCGGACATAACCAGTTCCTCTACCCTTTTTGCTCGCGTTAGTCTTTCTGTTACGATCTTTGAGTCGGCCTCTTTTTCGTAAGACTCCCGAGCTTTTTTGTCAGTTTCTAATTTTAATTTTCCTGCTTCTATATCGGTCGCCTTCCTCACCTCTTGTGCGGTCTGAAGTTCTAATAGAGAGGGCTTAGCGCTAACGCGGGAAGGTACCGTTGTTGGTAAGGACGGTTGCGCCACGGGCGCAGGGGCGGGCTGCCCCGGCGTTGTCATAGTTGCCGGCGTCGGCGCCGGGCGCGGAGTTGGCGCAGGAGCCGGAGCGGGTGCCGCACCTTGTGGTGCCGCTGCCATTGGCGCGGGGGCGGGTGCCGCACCTTGTGGTGCCGCTGCTTTTGGCGCAGGGGCCATGCCTTGTGGTGCTGCGCCTTGTGCTTGTGGCAACGGGCGTGGTGCGGCTTCTGTGGGCGGCCTAGCTCCTGGAGCAGCTCCTGGAGCAAGGATACGCGACCTGGCGTCAATAGATGATTGTATATCTGGCCGTGGTGAGCCTGTCGAAGTGTCAATATACCCAATGTCTGGCTTATAAGACGCCGGGTTGGAGTACATTTTCTGGCCTTCAGTGATGAACGAGGACTGCACTTTTTCTGCGCCCGCCACGTCACCAACTTTTAGACGACGCTGTATCTCAGTCGCTGTCGCTGGGTCATACCGGAAGGTACCAACTCCGCCGTTGTCTAAACTGTCTTGCAGTGATCTTGCAATTTGAGCGTTACGTTCTTGTGCTGCTTTGTTTTGAGCTATCTGTGTGCGAATGTTAAACAGGTCAGCGCTTTGTCTTGACCGCTCCTCGGCGCGTTGCGCGAGCGCTTTTTGTGGGCCCTCAATGTCCCCAGACCACCACGCGTAGGCGTCCTTCACCCCTTCCAGAAACCCACCATATTGCGCTTGGCGATCCTGATACAGCTGCTCCATGGCATCAAGGACGCCCTTACTAAGTGGCACGTCGCCAGATGCTGACGGGATCTGCAGCCCGGATTTAGATGTCACCTTGACAGGTTTTGTCATCACCGGCATGGCCACCTCGTCAGCACCCTCGGTGCTTTCGCCAGTTTCAAAGTGTGCTAATCCGCCTTTTTTATACATAGTTATTCCTAAATATCATAGTTACCAGAGTCTATGTCCGGATCGTAGTTTAATCCGGAGTCAAAACCCCCAGTATCATAGTTACCAGAGTCTATGTCCGGATCGTAGGGGAACGCGGAGCCGCCGCCTTGGTCTTCCTCGGGGTTGCCATAAGACCCAGGCTCATACGTCTGAATAATTTCGCCAGAGGACGGGTCAATTAGCATTGTCTCGCCGGCTTCGTTTGTGTACACGTAGTTTCCGGCCTGGTCGTAGTAGCTCGATCCAGCCTGTGGTGATCCTTCACTCCCCCCGGTTAGGTAGTCGTAGGCGCCTGAGATGAGGCCACCAACACCACCGCTAACACCAAGCTGCCCCAAGAGGCCGGTTGTTTTAACTGGTTTGCCCTGAGCATCTTTTAGTATGTTGCCCTGCGAGTCGCGAACGTAGTCACCACCCTGGAGGGCCTTCATACCGGTCTGACCAAACGACAGCAGGCCCAAAATTTGATTGAGCGCGCCAAGGTCCTTGGTCTGCGTCGTTGTCTTGCCCGTCTGAATACTTTGCAGGATCTTGGCGAGGTTGGCTGAGCTGGCGTATGGCTGGTTCTCCTGGTACGTTGCGACGTTTGTGCCGGACTGCGCCAGAGCGTTGGCGAGGTTGCTGAGGCCTGCGCCTGCGGCTACGCCGGTCTGCTGTGAGTCGAGGATGGCCTTGAGCTGACGTTGCTCCATGTCGCTCATCACCTTGCCAGTCGCTGCGATGTCCGCGGCGCGGTTCATCGAGCTTCCAAAGTCACCGCCTGCTATGCGACCAGCGGTGGACTGCGCTCTCACATCAGGCAGCATTTTCTGGGTGTAATCGCGCTGCGACTGTATGTAACCACCCAGCGGAGTCGCCACGTTCGGGGTAACCTCACCCGACGCGGAGGTCAGCCAGGGGTTAGCGATGCCTGTTCCGATGTTCTCAAGGATCGACTGCCCGGACTTGAACGCTCCAGTGTCACCGAACACGCCGGAGAGAGCCTGCTGCGCGTTCTGGTTGACAGCTCCCGGCTGTATGTTCATCGCGTTGGTGATCGCCTGCTGCTGAGCAGACTCATACCAGCTCGGGAGAGTGGTTGTCGATATGTCCTTGTTGGTTACAAGAGAACTTAGTCCTGCCATTTTGCTACCCTACCTTTTTCTTTTTAGTTGCCATTGCAAGATATTCAAGCGCGCCCTTGCTGTCCGGCGGCAATCCATTTGGGTCTGCGTTTCGTTTGTGTTTACGTATTGTCAACATAAACTTATCAAGGGCCTGAGCGCCGGCGTCATTGTCACCGTTGCCAAGGCTTGACACTACGTCTGCGGGAATTACAAACTCACCACTTGCTAGCATCGCTGGGATGCTGTCGCTTGTTCCGTCGCCCGCGCCCTTAACGTAACGGTTCGCTAGCGACGCGCCGCCCTCAGAGTAAAACTCCGGGTTGTGACCCATGAGACCACCCTCTGCGGCAAACTCAATCTTAGACGGATCCCACAGCTGAACAGAGAAATCATTCGGGTCAATGCTTGCGTCCGCTCCCTGCTCCTCTTTGAGGGCCTGCAGCTCCTCGTCGGTCAGCCACCCCTGCTGCGCCGCCTTTTGGCGGAGCTGCTGCTCTTTAATCTGGTCCTGGTTAGTGTAGTACGTTGAACCATCAGTTTGTGGGTTTAGGAACTTGCCCGCGAACCCAAGACCAGAGATCCTTTGTTGTGGTGCCCACGACGCCCCAGCCAACGGGTTCCACAGATCAGGAGATATTGGTGTTGCTCCATCGCTCTGGTCCAGGTTGAAGTTGGTGATGCCCTCGGTGTCGTCCGTAGCTTGCGGAGCAAAATTAAAGGCCTCAAACCCAATATCCTCTGGTGTACGAACGCCGTACTGCGCCATGCGCTGGGTTCTCGCTGACCTAATAGGGGAAGATGGTTGGTCCTGACCCAGAAGGTTACGCGTTAATCTATTCGACAGCTGACGCGTGAACATGTTCTTCGCGTAATTGCCAGCGGCCCCCCAGTTCCAATCTGATCCGCCGTAGCCTAGGTCGGTCGCATCGGATGTGCCTAGAACATTACCGGCGTCGTCGTACGTTATGCTGCTACCGTCATCAAACCGCTGGGTGATCGACCCGTCTGGGTTGCGTGTCATCGTCGGGCCCAGCTGGGACTCTGGCGTTGGCGCCTGGTCGCCCACGTCCTCTGTGGGCTCCTCTACAACTTCCTCGCCAGGGGTTCCCTCGTCTGTTGGTGCCTGGTCGCCAACGTCTTCGGTGGGCTCTCCCACCACTTCTTCACCGGGGGCTCCCTCCCCAGTTGGAACTTGGTCGCCCACGTCCCCGCCAAATTCCGGCATCTCTATTAAGTTGCCGTCGATGTCGGACGCGGAGATTGGGTTACCGCTAGCGTCAAAGGTTATGGTGCTGCCATCGTCAAACGTTTGTGTTCTGGTTCCGTCTGCGTTTGTTACAACGCCCGGCATGTCGGCCAGGGGATCCGTTGGTGTCTCAGCATCAATAGGAGTTTCTGTGACGTCCCCGCCCGGGGCCTCTACGGGCTCACCGGACTCTACGTCGCCCGTTACAGGCTGCTGCGACGCTAAGTAATCTTCCGCAGTCTGCGGATTAAAGAATATGTTGGTCCCGTCTGTGGCGGTCGCGCTCACGGGGTTGCCCGCGGCGTCATAGGTTATGCTGCTGCCGTCGTCGTATGTTACGGTGTTGCCACCCAAAGACTGAGCTGTTTCAGAGTTAATTGCTTGGACCACATCTTCCGGCGCTGGCTTGCCCATCTGATCAACAATCTGGCCCGCCTGGTTAATCGTGTAATTGACCCCGGCCCGCACTCCGTAGTTCGCTAGAGCGTTTAAGAATGCTTGCTCAACGTCCCCACCAGTTAGCGCCGCGGCTGTCGCGCCAGCGGCGCCAGCACCCACTGCGCTACCAATCGTTCCGCCCAGTGTGTTGCCAATCAGATCGCCCGACTGCTGGGCGAGCATCGCTGTCTGCGCCGAGCCAAGGTCGGTGCCGTACTCAAGCGCTGTGCCTAGCTGATCTCCCACGTAGCTGCCGACGCCCTGAGCAACCGTGGACACGACATATGACTTAAGAGCGTCCCCGAAGTCTCCACCACGAGCGAGCGTCGCGCCGGCGTTAATATAAGGAATAAGGTGTACCTGCCCCGACGCCACCGCGGCGATGGTAGCAATTGTCTTTATTGGGTCATCTAGCGCGGCCTTGACCGTGGTCTCAACTACGTCACCGACTTCCTCAAGTACGTCACCTACCGAATCAACTATGTCTTCGGCGACGTCACCGATGGTCTCTACCGCGTCGCCAATTGCGTCACCTACGTCTTCTACAAACTCAACGACGGCGCTCATTGCTGCAGCCCTCCCTTAGAGGATGGGCGCAACTGAACAACCACACGCAGGGCACCATCTTCAAGGCGATTAACTTGGTATCCCATCCCCTTTGGTTTGTCCTTGCCAATGTAGCGGAAAATGTTCAAAAGTGACTCATCATAAAATGTTGTGACCATGGCCCTAAAGCCCATGGACTTCATCGTCTCAGTAAAGACGACGCTGCTTTGTAGGTAGTTCTCGGGGGTGTCTGCGTTCAGCGCACGAAACACGGCAATGTCCGGGTTTTTCTTAGAGCGGTGAACTATGAATAGAGTGTTACCCTCGCGGAGGCAAACGGTCTCGGGCGTGCGTAACTCTGACGCAATCGCCGCCTGTACCTGCTCAGGAGAGTATGGTGAACCAGTGTTCTGAGAGGCGATGTTCACAATCTCCTCAGAGCTCAGTTGCTGGTGCTTGGAATCAATCATCGAATCCTCTAATCAAAAATCGAAAAACATTTTTATGGGGGCGGAGCCTGTACAGACCCGAGACATTCCTATATCTACTAATGCAGAAGTCACGGCGTTTTGTCCCTAGTTCGTTGGGCCGTTAACCATTACCACGACCACTCGAACCCAGTCCCGCCAGTCTTGAAACCCCTCTGGTCCTGGTATGCCGAACGAGTTAAACGTGGATAGGGTTACCATTGCGTTTGCCACGTCCCTCCAGCTCTCCTCGTCCACCCTTGGAAGAGGCTCCTCCCCAAAGTAGTGGAGCAGGTTCCCGTTCCAACCCTCCCAGGTTGCCTCTTCCGCCAGGAAGGGTATGCTCTGGGTTATACTGGGCATTATGGCCTCTCGTCGCCCAGCTCGGCGGTGATAAGCACCCTGCCCATCTGGTAGGATCCACCGGCTACGTTGGTGCTAAACTTGAGCCTGGTCTCCCGGTTCTCAATTCGCAGGTCCACCTTACCAGTGTCCGGGGTAAACGTGAACACCGGGGAGTTAACCTCCGTCGATTGGGCGAATGGCTTGCCTATAACCTCCAGGGTCATCTCGCCAGTTTGCACAAAGTCGGGCTCTACCCGTCTAAGGTGCAGGCGTCGGTTTATTCCCCTCGCCTCGTCCTGGGCTGGGTTGCCACCCACCCAGCTAATGTCGCAGGTGGTGAAGTAAGCGGGGATTGCGGTCTGGCCTGTCGGCTCAACCCTGTCCGTTCCAATCTCGTGCTGCCACATCGCGTAGCCGCTAGTCGTCGGGAACACCGAGTCTCCAACGCTCGGGTACGGGCTGATAACCTCAGTTACCGTCACGAGCGTTGAGTCCGACGCGGGGTCGTACACCACGGCGCTGATAAGGTAAGAGGTGCCCGACGGCAGGTTTGTAAACTGTATGGTCCTGTTTGGGGAGTACTTGGGTGTCTGGTCGCCGTCCAGGTAGAACTGTGACGACGTCGGCGCGGGCTCACCCGCGGGTGTGGCGATCGTAACGTCGGGCTGTCCCACTATGAAGTCGTACTCCCAGCTGCACCATATGGGCGTTGGGAACACCTCGGTCGTGTAACCGCAGCTCCTGTACGACCCTGACGCAGATCCGGCGTCGTACCAGATCTTGTCCTTGACGTTGTAGATGATGGCGTCGTTGCACTCCGTGGAGGTGCCTCGTGGATAAAAGAACCAGATCTCGTTAAAGCGAGGAACCTTGGTCGCCCAGACCTTTTGGCGCTGCGCGAAGTTCAGGTTTTCGTATACCCAATTTAGGTTCTTATCGTTTGGTAACACCTGAACGGAGCCGTTGTACATGTAGAAACGGTCAACGCCCATCCAAAAGTAAACCCCGTCCATCTCAACAACTGCGTTGGATGACATGATTGAGATCTGGCTAGAAATGATGTCGTACTTCCAGTACTGCGTTGCGTTACCGGTAAAGGATACACGTATTAGACTGTCTGTTGCCCAAAACAATCCGGACGGCGAGTTGGTGCCGCCACGAACCGGCATGCCCTTCACGATCTTACCCGCGGCCATGTTCACACGGTTGGCGAGTGGCCCGTTCCAGTCATTCAAGTTCTGATCCTCGAATACCGCGTCTACGTGATTGTTCGCGATGAATCCGTCCGACCCGTATATGAACAGGAACGGGTAGAGCATCACAACGCCGCCGTCACATGTGACCGGCGCAAATGTTGGGTTGTTGCCCGCGGTGTCCGCGAGCCCGTAAAAATTCCACGTTGCACCAGTGGGTAGTATGTCCCCGACGAGGACCTGCGTCGGGTTGTCCTCTACGATGTTGATAAGGTTCTGGCCTGGGTGAGCGATCACTTTCATGCTCCCACCCTGGGAGTCGTACTGCATGTCAAACTGCCACAGGTTCGCGGGGTTCGGGTCGAACTCTACGTTCGCGATCCACACCTCCGTTTGAGACGCGGGGATGCTGGTTGGTGTCACGGTAACAGTAGTATTACCCGCCGCGAACACAGAACCAGACACGGCATATTGAGTGGCGCCGGGTGTCTGGCTGAACACGACCTTTGTGCTGGCCGGAAACTTTGTCGTAAGGTCCCCCGCCACAACAAAGGTTGAGCTGGTGTTACTCGTCACCGCGGTTTCGGCGTAGCCAACATTTATAACGGCCTTGCTGGGGCCTGTGCCCGCCGCGAATGATAGGCTCGTCGTGAACGCGTCGATCGTCTCCTCGGTGCCGGTGAATATAAAGTTCTGCCCGTTGTACGCGTTCGCTATGATGCCACGCGCGATCCCGTACTTGTCCAAGAACATGCGCGAGTAACCGCCTATCTTGCGTGGCGTGCCACGCTGGAAGCGGTTCCACAATCCGTCGGTGCACTCGCGGGACTCAAACACCGTGCCGTCTCGTTTAATCCCGGGCGCAAGCCCGAGCGTGTAAACAACCGAGAGGTTCTCGTCCGCCATTAGAACGTACCGCCGCTGATAAGGCCGGCCTTAACCTCGCCCGTGAACGTTGTCTTCGGCGTGAGCGGGTTTGTGTTGTCGATGACCATCATGTCCGTGCTGCCCGCGGATATTGCTGGCCTGCTAGTCGCCTTGAGGTACATGCCGGTGTTCGTGTCGTTCGAGAACGAGAAGGACGGTGCCGCGGTCGTACCGTTCACCGCGTAGTAGATGTAGATCCAGGCCTGTGTTAGCAGGAACGCGTTCGACCCGCTTGTTAAAATAATCGCAGATGAGCCGTTGGCGATCGCGATCGCCGGCAGGGCGGTGCCCGTAACCTCGATGTTGATGTCGTAACCCGCCTGCCCCGTCTGGTTGCTGACGATGTACATCTGCGTGATCGCCGGGAGGATAACGTCCAGGTCTACTGTCCGTGTTCCTGATAGAGCGACAAACGTTTGTATCGTTGGCGCGCCCGTCGTCAGATCCAGGGTGTTGCCAACGATGCTGTCGACGTCGTACGTCGCCGCTGTGAAGGTTACGTCTACCTGCCTTGGGAGGCCGACGGTGAAGAAGTTACCCGTGGCGAAGTCCAGGATCACGACCGCGGAGTCCGAGGGGAACATGCTCAGGCTTGAGAGTCCGTTGATCGTCTTTGTCGCGGGGGGCGTTATAACCACGGACCCCGTGCCGCTGTTGCGAATGTTAACGAACCATCCGGTGTTCGCCGTTGCGGTGCTCGGCAGCGTGATCGTACCAGCGCCACCATTCCACACGTACGTCGCGGATCGGTTGTTCTCCGTTAGCGTGACGTTAATGGATGTTTCTATTACCTGCGAGCCGGTGGCCAGGCGGCCGAGGATGTCAACCAGTCCGTTGCCCACCAGTGTCGCGGCGTCCGCGGCGGATGTGCCCGCGCCGAATGTCACGTTCTCGTACGTGCCTGCCTCTGTGCTGTTGTCGGAAAGATAAACATACCGTGACTCACCAGCTAAAATCTCAATCGACTGAGCGCCGTCGATGTCCTCAATAAAGAAGCTATCAGCGCCCATGTTGCGAAAAAGAATGTCCGTGCCGGTTGATCCCTGGTTACCTGGCGGTAGCGTGACAACCCAGCCGTCTGTGTCCGGGGTGCAGTCCATGATCCTCGCGGCCGCGACGGTGCCATCACCCGGCACGGTGTACGGGGGCCAGGTTAGTGTGACGTTAGACTCGATCGCTAGCGCGGTGTAGCTTACGTCGGTGGGTTGAACTACGGTCCCAGTAAACGGCGATGTAAATGTGGGCATTATTGTGGCTCCTGAACGGATGTGTTCCTGTCAATCCTACGAGACGAGTCCTCTTTTGTTAGCTCGCCCATGGAATTTTTGTATAGCTGTGACCAAATTTGTAGCTTGTCCGGGCTCTTAAGGTAAGGCTGCGCCTGCAGTAATGAACCAAACAATAGCGCTTGTGGTGCCTCGCGCGTGATCAGATTCTCCTGGTTGTCGTCGGCGAGAGGTTGCACCCGGTTGTAATAAATAATCTCCACCGAGTACTCATCGTCAGGTATCGGAGCTAAGGCCCAGTGGTTGTAGTCGTAGTCTGAGTAGTACTTGGGCTTGCCAGAGTTCAGCTCGTTCTGTACCTGAGCCACGTAGTCTTGGCTTCGCAATAGCACGGGCTGGCCGCCAATTTTCATGGACACAGTCTTGCGCCACCGGGCTGGCTTCTCCAGGGTCGCGCCCTGAGAGCCCGACAGCAGGGTTGTCTCAACCACCACCAGCTCCCAGAGTGTTTTTACTTGTGCCGCAATCTCTTGTTCGGCGAGCATGATCATCCTTGGGATCTGCTCTACGAACGACTGATCGTCCCGCTCAGAGTACCGTATGATGTCTTGGACTAATGTGTCATATGTCAACACTGCTGCTGGCATGATTACCTCGAGTAGTAGGATACGTTAGGCGTCAACATCACCGGGGACTTGTCTCGCTCCTCGGACTCGGCCTGCGACAGCCAATAGTTAGCCTGCCCGTCAAGGTACTGAATGCGGGCAAGATCGATCCCAGGGAGTTGTAGCGACATCTGGTGCGACAAAAGCTTTTGCACCGCCGCGATCCAGCGATTTGGTACATAAAGTTCATTTGACAGATCTCCAACGTCCTCGATCTGCTTTTCGATTACTAGTTGGAACACCTGGAAGTCGTTGTTCGGAATTGGCCACAGGTACATCTGCGGGTTGATCTGGCGGTCCATCCAGTACTGTAGCGAGCGGTCGCTCTCAAATTGCTTGTTAGGAAGGTTCCAGTAGTCGTCACGGTTTAGGCGCGCGAGCGGTATGTCCTGCTGCGTATAAGAAAAAGAAAGTGCACGTAACGAGAACGTTGTTACTCCGGTATTGCGGATCCGGAAGTTGTTGTGGCCTGGGCTTGGCTCGACCGGGAAGTAGTACCACTCATAATCAGCCAGTGTGACCGTTGGCAGAGTGTAACGAAGAGTCCAGGTGACGCCGTCTTCACTTGTCTCGTACACTAGGTTCAACGTTTGGGCTCCATATGAGTTAAACCCAACCTGGTATATGCGCTGCGAGGCGCCGTAGTTTGCGCCGAACCAGTTGTTAAGTAGCGTTGATGTGCCGAAGGTTACCAGGTTGTTGTCGAACAGGTTAGTAGCGGTGGCGTTGCTCGCGGGTAGCGCCGCGGAGATCGCCGGTGTTACAATGTAGCGCCAGTTAGCCTCACGCACGTCGACCGTACCCTGTGGCAGGTTTATGATTGTCTGGTTCTTGACCGTGCCGGACATGTAGTTCTCCAGCATCCACAGGTTAACTCCCCGGTTTGAGAGGTTCTGTAGTATGTAGAAAAGGGCTAGCTTGCCAGCGTCGATGTACTCAGGTGTTTGCTCCTCCGCGGGCTTTCCAGCCTCACGGAAGGCAAACTCAATCATCTGAGCTACGTTGACCTTGGTCTGGTTTGTGGTGCCTGAGTAGGCCATTACTTATCTCCCGCGTCCGCTTGTCCGCATTGGTGCGTTTGACTTGACACGCGATGGCAGGTTCTTCTGTGCCTTACCAGCGGCAACAAACTCCTTGCCCACCTTCTTGGGGATACCAAGAGTACTCTTCCCCTCTGCGGCGGCGTGCATCGCTCCAAGTTGCGCCTTTGATTTAATGGGCATCTCAGCAGACCTTGCCGCCGTAGGCGTACTGACCAACGGCTTCCAGACCCTTCATAAGGTTCTGTCGCTCCAAATCGCTCATTGCTCCCATTCCTGCATTTCCCATTGCAGCGGACGGTGCTCTCATTGATGCAACACCCGCTGCGCCGGCGCCACCAAGACCAGACATGCCATCAGGACCACCCTGGAACATTTCCATAATGCCCTGGCGCTCTGCGTTCGACACTGCGCCTTTGCCTGGCATAGGCCGCTTCATGGGGCGGCGCTTTACTGGTGCTGTTGCGTCGTCCGGCTCCTCGTTAAAAAAAGGGCGACGGCCTCCGGCCAGCATTGGCATCTCCTCTACTGACATCTTCATTGGCGCAGGGGTAATCTCCTCAACCATGGTCGTTGTCTCAACCACAGGCTTCATCTTCTTGGTCTTGGCAATTGCCTTCTTGTCGCTCTTGTCTTTCTTCATGTTAATTGCTTTGCTATCAAAGCGCTTGACAGTGCCCTCTTCCTTTTTGGAGCGGCCGCCTTTTTTGAGTTTCAGCTCAGTCTTTGGATCGCCCTTGTGCTTTGCTGACTCATGCTGCGAGATAGCTTTCTTGGCAATCTTCTTGTCTACGGCGAGGTCTTTCTTTTCCTCGGCCTTCTCCTCTTTTTTCATCGCCTTCTTGGTGACGAAGCCACCTTCCTTAAAGCAGGGTAGGTCGCACTTCATCTTTGGGTTTGCTTTGAATCCTTCCATGTTACTTCTCCTTACCTTTGTAAACCGGTTAAATAGACCGTGCGGCCTTCCTTTTTTACTGCTGTCAGTGCTTCATTCTTTAGCTTGCTCGGGTCGTACGAGACGTGAACCCAACCAGAGTCTGGCACGCCCTGCGTGTAGAACTCCAGGATAACCTGCGTGAACTTCAGGTTGTCTGAGATCCACTTCGCCAGGTCATAGTTCGACACGCCGGGTATCTCGATGTCCGCGGCCTGGCCCTTGCAGTGATCTGATGTTGGGCTCCCGCCAACCTTTTGATTAACGGCCGGTGCGCGGAACCCGGAGTTGCACTTTACGCCCGTTTTGAAGTGATCTCGGACGGGCTGCAGAACGTTCTGCGCGAGCGCCATGAGGGCCTGTACCTGCTCCTCGTTCGGAGTGTTGTCGATCCCGTGACGCAGCGCGGCCTCGCTCTTCGTCATCTCCGACAGCGTGAAGTTCGGGGAGAGGTTCATTTTGTTTGGTTGCTGCCTATTTTAATGCCGGTGATTAGACCAATAAACCCACCGACAATCGTCTGGAACGCCGGCATCAGCATCTCAAAGATCTTGTTGTTGTCCACTTTTTCGTCAAACAAGCCAAAACAGACGGACACTGTCATGCCCAAGAGGATCATAGACAGGGAGATGGTTGCGATGATCGTTATCCAAAATCCAAGACGTTCAAGGTTTGAGTTCATCTCTTGGCCTTCATGTCCATGATCTTCTCGAGCGTGCGTCCTCCGAAGTAGAAGGACATCACTAACATGCCCCACTGCCCCAGGAGAGACACAAAGTTGTCGGAGATGTCAAGCCCGGACGCGTCCATGATCACCATCGCCAGGTACGCGGTCAGGATGTAGATCAGCGTCATGGGTCGTATGTTCTTCGATAGCCACGAGTCGGAGCCCATGTCCGACTGCAGTCTCTTCGTTAACTCTTGCGCCTCGACATTGTCAGCCTCGAGCTCTGCGAGCTGGCCCTTCTGGGCCATCTCCATCAGCTTCGCCTGGGCCTCGGCCTTGGCCGTTGGATCGGGCAGCACACGATCCAAGACCTTCTCGCCTATCTTCAGTATGGTGTCAATACCTACCATATTACTTGTCTGCCTTGTCCTCGAGCTTGTCAAATATGCGGACGAGCATGCTCTTGATCTCGTCTATGTCGCGCTTGAAGTCGTCCTTGGTGACGTAGATCAGAGGCAGCTCGGAGATGCGGTCCTCGATGCGGATGATCGACTTTGATAGGCTGTTCAGGACCCAACCACCAAAGAAACCGGCCAAGCCGATCGCTATGTTAATTAGATCCTGGGAGTCCATCGGATTCCTTTTGTTTCAGTTGTTGTGACAGCTCAAAGAGCGCGGTCTCTTCCTTAATCTTGGCGATCACTTGGTACACCTCGGCGTATGGCTTGCCGGACAGGTAATACAGCACCTCGTTGATCGTGTCTACGGATAGCTCGTACTTGCTGATCATGGCGCGGATGTAACCTCAAAGGTTGTGGTGTTGTAGTACAGCGCCTTGAGCCCGGTGATTGCCACGCTACGGATTGGCGTTATGAAGCACCTAGAAACTCCGTCAGAGTCAACGGTGGATCCGGATGCGTTGATTACGATACTGTTGGCGTGCTGGTTGTTGGCCCCTGCGTAGTACCCGATCGCGATTGCGGCCTGACCCTGGTTTGTGTATCCAGAGTTGTACCCGATCGCTATCGCCCTTTGGTTTTGTGTTACGGTCCCGGCGTATGCGCCAATCGCAACAGCCCGAGTTGCTTGTGTTGTGTCTCCGGCATACTGTCCGATTGCAACGCAAGATATTCCCTGAGAAGCATTCCCCGCGTTTTGGCCGATTGCTATTGAGGCCCCTCCTTGAGATGTCTGTCCCGCATTGACCCCGATCGCTACGGCGTTACCTGATTGCGATGTAGACCCAGCCAAGTACCCGATGCACACTGCGTAGGTTCCCTGGCCTGAATTTGCGGAGTCGTATCCAATTGCAATCGCGCCTGCGCCTTGGTTCAGACGACCCGCTTGGTATCCAACCCCAATCGCATTGTTTCCTTGCGTTGTGCTTCCAGCGTAGTTTCCTACGGCGACGGCGTCCGTGCCCTGGCCTGAGTTGGCGGCTTGGTTCCCAACCGCGACGGATCTTGTGCCCTGCCCTGAGTTCCCTGCGTAGTTACCAACGGCTACAGAGTAGTTCGCTTGACTTGAGGATCCGGAGCCGGAGCCGACTGCCACGGCGCCGTTCCCCTGAGATGTCTGTCCCGCATTTCCCCCGATCGCTACGGCGTTTGC